ATCGGCGGCGTCTTGGCAGCGTTGGGGGTGACGGCGTCGTCTTTGACCGACAGCGTGCCGCCACCCACCTCGCCGAGCATCGAGAACAGACCGTTGTCCTGCCGGTAGACCCGGTACCGCTGCGCGCCTGGGACAGCGGTCCACGAGATGGTGTTGTAGGCACCCTCGACGAACAGGTTGTTGGTGCCGAGCTGCGATGTCGAGCGGGTCGTCTCGCGCCCCTCCGTGTCGACGGCGGTCACCACGTAGTAGTAGCTGATTTCCGAAGACAGCGTGGTCACGCGAAGGTCGACCGTACCGCCACTGATGCTGAACGGCCCGGTCGGTCCAGTCGACCACGACAGCGGCCCGCTCGTGTTCACGTACTTCAGGCGGAAGTACGCACCCGTTCCTTCGACGAAGGAAACGATCCAGAAGCTGCCATTGCCAACGATCGTGTGCGCAGCGCTGTCGTTCAGGGCACCGCCGCCAGACCAGTAGACCACCTGCCCAACCGCCAGAGCCCCGAGCACCGACGTGCCGCAGATGAAGTCGACTTGGTTGCCGGCCGTAGGCGCCTGCGTTCCCGTGACCTGAAACGTCGTCCCGTAGGTCGGTGTCACGGTCGGCTGTGCCGGAGTCGCAAGCGTCTGACCTGGCACAACCGGATCGAACGACCACTGGGTGGAACCATACCGACGCAACTCCGACAGAGGATGTCCCGCCGTTGCGATCGACAGGATGTCGTAGCTAGTATCCCAGTCGAGCTGGTCCAGGTCGCTGTCGCCGTAGTCGTTCGGGATCTCGTAGACCGAACCGTTGGTGACCACGGTGTTGTCGTCTTCCAACAGATACCAGTGCGTGGCTCGCACCGCCGTGCCGCTGGCGATAGCCGTGCTGATTCCTGCACCTCCTGGCGTGGCGGATGCCGTGTAGCTTCCGCCAGTAGGGTTCAGCACGTAGTAGACCGTCCCTGCCGCGATCTGTGGCGGCAGCGTAGATCCGCTGAAGACGATGGCGGTTCCGGCAGCGAATCCGTGGCTTGCGTGCGAAATGGTGATGCCGGAGAACGTCACGGATGCCGGCGATCCGCCTGCAGGAGTCGTGTCGAGCGGCTGGCGCAGCAGACAGTAGTAGTTGTGGCCTGAGTAGCGGGTCAGGTCCATCTTCTCGTAGACGAAGTGCACTCTCCCCGCTGCACCGGCTTCTGCGCCGAGCGTGATCGCAGTGCCTGCGAGAGCATCCGCAACGGTCACAGAGATCTTGATGGTCGACGACGACACGACGATGACCGCGTAGTCCTGGAACACGTTGATTGCCGTGTGCAGGCTCGAACCGGACGGAGTGAACGTGATCCTGTCGCCGAGAAGAAGCCCGTGCGCTGTGCCGAAGTCGATGATGTCGCCGCCTGGGAAGGCTGCCGGAGCCGTCAGGTTCTTCGACGAGACGTAGGCTCTCGGCTCGGACGACAGCAGCAGCGTTCCGCCGTTGTGCAGGAATCGGAAGTAGCCGGCACCCACCTGCACGCAGAACGTCTCCGATCCCGAGTAGCGAAACGGCAGAAGCCGCACTCGCGCATCGTCCTTGGTGCGGCGCACGAAACGAGAACCAGGCCGGCGGACCACGGGCCCCTGCGGTTTGACGATGAGGTTGCGTAGGCGTGCTGCGCCGGCCTGGTAGGTTGCGTCGTCGATCCGCCCGAACATCTCAGGCGAAATCTCCCCGCCAGCGAAGCTGCGGAGGTATGTGCGCATGCTCACGCGGTCACCTCGCAGCGATCCATGGCGGAACGTGCGTCGGGAATGCTCGGCGCTGGTTGGCGTCCATCTCGGCAGCCTGGCCGAGGTACTGCTGCACCATCTGCTGCGCCTTGGCGCCGGCAGTCGCCCCATCCTGTCCCTTCATCAGATTCGCCAGCAGCATGCTCGCCAACTGCCACGCCACCGCCAGCCGGAACTGCTCCGGGAAGCGCCGCGTGTCCGGCACCTTCACCGTGTATCGGATCGCCAGGTCTTCGAGGTCGCTGTAGAGGATCCTGGTGCCGTCGTTGCGCTGCTCGACGGAGAACTTCGGCCTCTGCCCTGGTGCGATGGTCGAGTACCCAAGCGGGAACACCTGCACCGGCATGTTCCGCAGCGCCAGTGAGAAGTCGTCGGGTGCATCGCTCGGCAAGATGTCGATGACCTTCGCCGCGTCACCTGGGACGACGTAGCAGAACTCGTACGCCGACGAGTCGCTCGTGATCGCCAGCAGGGTCTTTCGCTTCGTGGCGAACGACCAGTGCCGGCGCTCGATGAGGCTGTCGCGCGCCACCGGGTAGAACTTGGCGCACAGGGCTGCCTGCGTGCTGCCGTCTGGCGGGTCGATGCTTGTGATCGTGCCAGAGTCTCCAGCGAACGACAGCGCCATGTTGCACAGGTCCAGTTCGCCCGAGCGGTCGGTCGCGTGCAGGATGCGCTGCCATGCGTCGAACGTCAGCCGCTCGATGTCGACGAGACCGGCACCCGTGTAGTGGATCGTGTCCCACGTCGGGATACCGCTCGGATCGAACGTCTCGGCGTAGGCGTCCTCTTCGGCCAACTGCTGCAACGCCGTGTTGATCAGCGTCAGGCGTTCCTCGTCGCCGAGCACCGTGTCGAGCATCTCGAGGATGACTCGCGGCTGCACCCATGGCAGCTTCTCCGGCTGGCTGTCCCAGAAGCCGAGATCGGTGACGAGTTGCCGGGTAACGCGGCGCAGCGTCCGGTTGCTCTCCAGGAACTTCTCGGCGTAGACCTCGGGGTTGGTGTCGACGCCGCCGTAGGTGGGGTCCGTCCCGAGCGATGCATCTCCGTCGCCCTGCACGCGGAAGAGGCCGATGCACTTCAGCGTGTCGCCTTCCGCTTCCGCCGCCGCCTTCGCAGCAGCCAGCTCGTCGCGGAACCTGGCGAAGCAACTGTTCTGCCGCCCGATGGACCAGTCGCTCTGCTGCGCACGGTCGTACCATGCCACCGTTTCCTGCCCGATGGACCGCTCGTTGTGCGCCGTGCTCGTGCCGCCGAAGTCACACGACAGGACGTAGACCGGCTCTCCGATAGCCTCGCTGACGCGCACCGAACCGCCGCAGTGCCAGGCGACATAGGGTCCGACCGTCAGGTTGAACTGCCCGTAGGTGCCGCCCACTGCCGTCGGCGTCTGAGCATCGGTCGAGTAGACCTGCGGTGTGTGGTACTGGTTCGGGAAGTCGAAGCCGGGCGGATACGGGTTGGTCTTGCCAAGGCCGCTCAGGTCGGTCTCGAAGTAGCACCACGGCAGGAAGTAGCACCAGCGGTCCCACGCCACACCGCCCTGCGGCTCGAACACGACCTCGTCGCCGGCAGCCAGGTCGCCAGGGTCGATCGGCACCGCCGCGTCACCGAACTCGTAGTCCGTGGCGTAGAGCGTCGGCTTGACGTTGACCGGATCCCACTCGCCGATGATGCGTGTCTCGCCCGCTGCGGTTCCTGTCACGACTCGGAACTGCACGCCCTGGAGGGAAGCGTCCGCCTTGCGCAGCACGCCGAAGTTGATGTTGACTGCACCGTTGGTGCCCGTCGACAGGATCTTGTGCGTGAACTCCTCCTCCGGCTGCGGAGTCGGGTCGTCCATCGGCGTCGACAGCGTGAGACGCGACCCGACCCGCGTGTCGAAGTACTGGTTGAGATGGCCGCCAGAGTCTGGAGCACCTGCGACCGTGATGGCGCTGCCGAGCAGCGTCGTCTTCAGGCTGAAGGTGTTCGCGTCGATGTAGACGACGTAGTAGGTGCCGTTCGGAATCTCGGTCGGTCCGCTGGCGTCCGACATCACCACGACGTCGTTGGCGGCCAGTCCGTGCGATGCATGAGTCAGCACAGCCGACCCGGCACCATTCCAACCGAACGAGAACTGGAAGGTCGACTGCACGGCAGACACCGCGTAGGTCTTGCCGTTCAGCTTGCGGACGATCTCGGTCACCCGGTTGGTGACGTTCAGGAACGTTGCCTCGACGTAGAGCGTCGTGCTCGTGTTCGCCACGGCCGTCAGCAGCGGCGTGCGCGTAGTCCCTGGGTAGCTGGTCGTCCCGGTCCGAGACGGATTCCAGAACGTCAGGTAGCGGACCGTGTCGATCGCCAAGCCCTTCAGTGGGCGGGTCTTGATGTAGCCGGGCCAGACACCCGGCATCGTGAACGTCGGCGCGTAGCTGCCGCTGACGCGGTTGACACTGAGCAGCAGGTTCAGGTCGAGGCGTTCGGACAGCCACGACTCGATGTCCGAGTACGGACCCGAGTTGGACTGCCCGAACGAGATCAGGAACTTGCGCTCGGCCATGGCCGGCTCAGTTCACGGCGTCGGCAAGGTACTGGATGCCAACCCGACTGGTCGGGTGCGTCGTCAGAGCAGCGGACACCTTGCCAGCCGTGAATCCGGCACCCGCCACGTTGGCCACGACGTACGTCGCCGACAGGTATCGGAAGGGGTAGCCGATCGCAGCAGCAGCAGCGAAGTAGCGACGTTGCCCGTCCGACAGCGGGTTGAGCGGGATGACGATGTGATCGCCAGCGATCGCAGTCGGGCCGGCAGGCACGCCAGGAGCGGCTTCGGCGCCGAGGTTGTAGTGAACGATCGAAACGCCAGCCAGCGTCAGCACAACACCGCCGGCAGAAGCGATCTTCAACCCGAAGGTGATGGTGTTCTGGTCGGTTGCCGTGTTGGCCACCGCAAACGTCGTCGTTACGTTGAAGTCGACGAAGAGCGTCGTGCCGGATCCGACGTCTCGCAGGATCGCAGTCAAGTCGACATCGTTGGTCGAGTCCGCCGAAGTCAAGACCTGCTGATTCTCGGAGAGCTGGTAGCGGTAGTCGGAGATCATTGCGGTGCGCTCTCGGTTCCCAGGATCGGGGCCTTCTTCGGCTTCTTCTTGTCGGACGACTCCGAAAGGACTTCGGTCAGCGACTTCGGCGTCGCGAGAACGGCATCCTTGACGGTCGACTGTGGCGTCGGAGTCCACTTCGGCGGCGAGGCCGCAGCCTCGCCCTTGAGCAGCGGCCGCATCCACCGGGCAAGGTCGGTGCCCTCGGGCAGGTCCAAGACCTGCCCTTCGCGCACTCGCTTTCCCTGGTAGAAGGCCGGCCCCTTGGCGATTACCTTCATCTCAGTTCACCGCGTCGACGTACGGGCGCCAACGCTTGATGTCCTTCGCGAGGAAGATGTTGACAGCGCCGGTCACGTTGCCAACGGTGGTTTCCCACACGCCGATGTACTGCTCGTAGGTCTTGTTCGGCGGCAGAGGGATCGCCACCGTGTAGCCTGCGACCAGAGTCGCGACGCCGATCGCACCCGTCGAGCAGTGCGTCGTCTTGCTCGTGGTGAGCGCAGCCGCACTGTCAGACACGAGGTCGAACTGTGCGCTGGTGCCACCCGAGAACGTCGTCGTGACCTGCACGACGAAGTAGACCGTCTCGCCAGTGCCGAGGTCCACCAGCGTGTTGACGTCGGCGCCGCGGGAGAACACGTTGCCGATGATGGCGTTCGTGTTGTTGAGGCTCGCCGACGTCACCGCGGCGAAGGTGTTGGTGTTGTCGAGGATCATGCTCCGATCGCCCCTTCCGCGTTGGTGATGGCGTCACAGCGACGGAACGGGATGCCGTCGAAGTGCATGACGTGCTTGCCGCCGACCATGTCCATCGTCAGGCTGGACGACGCGACCTTGTTGGCGATCTGGCGCCGCAGGAACGACCGCGTGCGCCGGTTGGCGTAGATGCGGACGCCACCGCTGTTCAGCACCGCCGTCGGCAACTGCTCGATGCCCTGCACGAGCAGGTCGATCAGGTCCGGGCCGCTGCCGCTCGACTTCGTCAGATCCTCGCTGTCGAAGACCACGCGAACCACGCTGCGCCAGTCGCGCACGCACAGGCCGAGGTCCCACTTGAGGTAGGTCCGGTAGACCGGCTTGCGACCGTTGACGCCGTCGATGTTCTCCGAGATGACGTCGCCGTAGTTCTTCACCGACATGCCGGCCTTGCTGCCGCGCGGGAAGAACGTGAAGCAGGTGTCCGCACCCCAGCCGACGAGCCAGATCGACGAGTTGTCCGACCCCTCGGGGACGGGACCGCTCGAGCTGTAGCCGATGATGTTCTCGGCGTTCGCGGCGCTGGCGCTGTTGAAGTGCGACAGGAAGCCGCTGAAGGTCTCGGGCTCCGTCGCCTCGTCGCCTGAGAACATCGTCTCGGCGATCTCCTGACCCATCTTCTGGGCATGCGCCATGACCTCTGACGCGATGAACTCCTGCGTCTCGTTCTCGGCGTCGGCGAGATCCTTGTCGATCTCGACCAGCGAACCGAGCATGCCGCAGGTCGCAATGACCTCTGCGGTCGTGCTCTTGGTCGGCTGCACGCCCTTGTAGAACTTCAGCCACGTCGGCTCGGGGAGCCCGGTGCGGACCGTGGTCTTGTGTCCCCAGGTGCTGTTCGCCTCGCGAACATGCATGTCCTGCAGGATGTCGTTCGTCGGCTCTAGCAGCTCGACGATCTTGGCAATCTTGCCGCCCGGGTCCCTTCGCTTTGCGAAGTCGAGCAGAGTCGGGCTACCGCTGTTCAGTGTCGTCATGGGTCAATTCCTCAATCTGGTTCCGCGAGGAGTTCGGCCAGCGTCTTCTCACGCCGTGGGGCTGGATCCCCGACGACTAGCCCGTCTTCCCCGATGTCCTTGAAGATCGACTTCACGAAGGCGACCATCGCCTTGTGATTGCCGACCCCCGTATCATCCAGCAGCTTGCGCAGTTCGGGCGTCGCGTACTTGCCCATGACCTTGCCGATCTGCTGCTTGGTGGCGTCGAGGTTGGTGCCGCCGAGTTCCTTGTCGGCAATCACCTCGTCGAGCCACTTCTGCGACCGCGCGGCCGGTAGGTCTTTCGCGACCACTGGCCAGACGGAGTCGATCAGGTCCTGCGCCACTTCCGGCGCGATCCCGTGCTTCTTGGCTGCCCCTTCGAGTGCGACAAGCACCGTCGGGTCGTAGGCGCCGCCGTCGGGTGACGGCTTCCACGCATACACGCCAGGCTTGCCGGCCTCAGGCTCGGCAGGCTTGTCGGCGCCAGCATCGTCCGGCACGTCCGGTGCGTCTGGCGGCAACTGCTCGGGGTCGCTCTTGCCAGCCGCCTTTGCGACCGGCTTCGGATCGTCCTTGCTGAGAATCAGCGCGGCGTCCGACTGTGCTGCTGACGGGGCTTCGGCTTTTTGGATCGTTTCTGCACTCATCTCGCGGCACTCAGTTGGGTGACACCTGGAGACCCAGGTGTTCCTCGAACAGCGTCACAAGGAGTTCAGGGCACGAATCGCGGAGTTGCTTCTCCACCTGCTTTGCAGCGTCTGCCAGGGCGACCTTGGCCCCCATGGCGACACTGTTGGTGTCGAAGTTCATCTCCCGCCAGCGAAGTTGCTGGAGCAGCCACAGCATCCAACTGCGGCCACGCGGGTCTGCCATGATCCAGGCTGTGGACTGACGGACAGCGATCTCGGCCTGCGTCTCCGCACGCTTCTGATCGCCGGCCCTCTTGTCGAGGGCTCTACGGTCCGTCGGGTCGTAGCTGCTCAAGGTCGCCGCACGCTATGCAGCGACTGGCGGGGGTATGTACACACCCCCTCGCGGCGCTATGCGCCAGCGATCGCCACGCCGAGCGCCGTCGCCAGCAGGTTCTGCACCCAGTTCTGGAAGTGCAGGGTGAACACACCGCGGACGTGTTCATCCAGGTTCGCCACCGTCGCCTGCACCAGCAGCAGTTCCTGGACGACGTCCTGCCCGGCTACTGCCCGCGCCTGCAGCGCCGAGTAGTCCACCATGACCCTGGACAGCAACGCGATCATGGCTGGATCGGTCAGCCCGGCGTCCGCCTTCAGGCTGTCCAGCATGCTTTGGATGTCGGCTCTCATTGCGGCAGCTCCGGTCGGACGGGCGCCGGCTGGACCGGCGGCGCTACGGCGACACCAACTCGAACCCGCCAAGCCTCGAGCAGGTCGAGACGGCGCTGCTTCGCCATCGGGTCGAGCATCGGGTCGGCGAGCACGTAGGCGGCGTGTGCAGGCGCAATCGCCTGGTAGGTCAGTTGCTCCGCCTGCGTCGGCGGGAGGGTGCAGGCGGGCAGCAGGACGGCCACGATGGCCACGGAAAGGTGTCGTTTCATGGGGTGAGCTTGTCGGCGATCTTCGCCAGGGTCGTGGTCATTTGCGCCAGGTTCGTGAGGATCGCTGAATGCGTCTGTTTCTCCTCGGTCTCGAATGCGCGCCACTCCTCCTTCTGTTGTTCGACCGATGCGACGAGCGATCGGACCAGTTGCGTCTCACGCTCTTGTCTGGCAGCGGCGTCGCGATCCTCACGGGCATCGGTAGCCTCTTGCCGCTTTTGCGACCCTCGCACTAGAGCCAGAAGCACTGGAGCCACCAGGAGTGCCAGAATGGCTCCGGCTAAGCCGGCGTCGTATAGGTTGGTCAAAGTCTTGTCCGCTGCTTCTTGTGTGAGACGTAGTGGCATTGGAAGTACGCTCGCACCTTATGTGCGCTACCGGAACTCCACGTTGACGCTGTAGAAGGTGACGCTGGTGGACCCGTTGCCGCCGTCGCCCGTGACCGCGATCATGCCGTCGATCTTGGCGCCGCTCGCAATGTTGATCCATCCGCTGTCGAGGTAGTTCGCGCCCGCACCGGTCCCTAGCGTCAGCACGACCTGCGCGGACGCGCCGAGCTGGGTCCAGGTCCCGACCGTGTTGTAGGTGCCGGCAGCCTGGCCGTTCGTCGTGTACTTGGCGGTGAGGTGCACGGAACCGCTCGACGCGGCGCCGGCGTGGCACGCAGTGATGCGCGCCTGAGTCGCGCGAGTCCCGTCGTACGGACGGCAGGACCACGGGGCCGAACCGAGGAACAGGGTCTCGGCCGACGGGACGGCCCAGTTGACCGTAGGGCCTGCCCAGATCGTATAGACGTGCGGGTAGCGCACGTCCGCGATGGCCCGCACGTCAGACCCGCTCAGGTTGCTCGGCACACCCGCGCCGGCCCCGACTGGCCTGCCCTTGAGCGTCCCGTCCTCCATGTTGGCCATCTTGGCCGACGTGATGGCCGCGTCCGTGATGCCGGCGGTCGCGATCGTGCCGAACCCGAGAGTCGAGCCGGACAGGCGCAGTGCGTGCCCGTCTGTCGTGGTCGCGATCTCTGCCAACGCGCCTGCCGAGTTCGTTGACCTTCCGAGCACGCTGAGGCCGGCCGATGCGCTGTTGACCAAGGTCGCGTATGCGGCCGTGTTGGACGCGAACGCTCCAGCCGCCAGCGTCCCGAAACCGAGAGTCGTGCCGCTGCGCCGCAGCACATGCCCGTCCGTGCCGGCCGCGATGTCGGCCGGGTCTCCGGTGCTGTTGGACGCGCGCCCGATCACCGACAGCGCGACCGAGTTCCGCAGGATCACGTCCGTCACCGAGTCGTTCGCCAGCCCTCCGCCAGCCGGAACAGCCAGCGTGCCGTCGTCCCGCACGAACTTGGTACCGTCGGGCGTTCCTGTCGCGAGTCGAGCCACGGCGAACACGCCGCTCGTGATATCGGAAGCAGCGTGCGTGTGTGACGACGCGGCCTTTCCTGCCAGAGCCGTGTCGGTCTCGCCCTTGCGCATCAGGTCGGTGCTTCCGCTCGCCGCGACCGAGCTGGTCGGCGCCAGCGTCGAGAACGCACCAGCCTCCTTGAGGGCGTACTGCGGGTGGTCGTCATCCGACAACCCGGTCAGGCTACCGTGGTCGGTAGTTCCGGCGGGTCCAGTCGGTCCGGTGGGTCCGGTTGCACCCGTTGCTCCGGTTGCTCCTGTGGCGCCGGTCGCACCAGTTGGACCAGTGGGACCAGTGGCGCCATCAGCACCGTCCGCACCATCTGCGCCAGCCGGTCCTGTCGGTCCCGTCGGTCCGGTCGGACCCGCAGGTCCAGTGGGTCCGGTCGGTCCTACACCGCCGCCACCACCGCCGCCTTCACCGATCCTGCCGCGTAGGATCTGCTCCTTGGTCCAGTTCGGCACGCGCCGCCACCAGGCTTCCGATCCTATCTGCATCAGTAGACCGCCGCGATGCCGGTTGCCGTGGTGCCGGTCGCGTCGACCCCAGAGATGCGCAGCGGGAAGTAGGACGGGGCTGCGACGAAGATCGTCACCACCGAGTGGTCGCGCAGCCGAACCGCCACGTAGCCGGCGCTGCCGGTGCGGAACCCGTTGGTCGGCTCGAACTCGGTCGCATCGTTCGGCGTGATGTCGACGACGTTCTGCGCCATGTACGACTGCACCCGATGCGGTAGGATCGTTCCATGCGTCAGCACCGGCATCTCGCCGACAAAGCCGAACGATCCAACGACCAGTCCGATCGACCCGGTTGCGTCGCCGACGACATCGGTCTCGGTCGTGAACCCGGCGCTGAGCACCGACAGGCTGATGCCGCCCGTGGCGTCGCCGTAGATGCCCCACGCGCCAGTTGCAGCCACTGAGAGCGAGATCGTGCCTGCCGCTGCACCGGACACCGGAACGTCTGACGTGGTTCCTACTGACGTCACCGAGAGCCCGACCGTGCCGCTTGCCGTGCCGACGAACGGGGTCACGGCAGTGCTTGCCACGGACAGGCTGATCGTGCGCGACAGGTCGCCCGTCACGCTCAGGTCTGGCGTGAGCGACCAGTCCTGCGTGCTCGTGTTCTTCAGGCTTCCGCGGGCATACCCGGACGGCCAACGGTACTCAGTCGGGCTTGGCTGGCTGTAGGTCGAGTAGCCCTTGGCGGTCAGCGTCGGCTCGAACGAGTGCACTGACGCGCTTTGCGGCTCCGTCAGGTACCAAGTTCCCGTCGTGGCGTTGATGCCGCTCGTCGACCCCACCTGGAAGTGGTTGTGTGACACGACCGTGCCGCCGATGCCGTGCTGCGGACCGTCCGTGCCCATCTGGTGGAAGGCGTTGTTGACGATCAGGCAATCGGTCCACGTCTGGCTGCTGGTGAAGTTCCAGGCACCGCCCCAACTGCAGTTGATGAGCAGCACCTGCGACGCCAGCATGCCGGCGTGCTGCCATGGGCAGTTGTAGATGCCAGGGTTGACGCTGCCCTGCTGGCTGTAATGCGTGTAGTTCACGTACGCGCACTTGCGCATCTCGACGACTTCGTTGAACGGACCCTGGCAACCGTCCAGGTCGTAGAGCACGAAGTTGCTGCGGATCGAATCCACCAGCTTGTTCGGCGCCTGGAACATGTGGTCGGTTCCGCCGTGCGGCGCCCAGTCGAGCAGCCGGTTTCCGCTGAAGATGCGAGGGCGGATCTGCCGCCAGGTGCTGATGGGGTTCTGGTACGGTGCCGGGCTGTTCGACGACGTGCCGGCCGCGTCCAGGATGATGTAGGGGCGTCCCGAGCCGTTGGTGCCGACCTCGAGGATATCGAACCTCGCCCCGGTCAGGTCGTCCTGCGGGTCCGTGTTGCCGAAGTAGATCGGGCTCAGGACCGTCGTGCCAAGCGCCTCGATGGTCGCCCAGTTGCGGATAAAGCAGCACCAGACGTTTGCGCCCTGCAACTGCGCGCCGATGACCTCCTCGAAGTTGTTGAAGGTCGACACCTTCCCCACAAGGATGTCGGCGAACTGCGTTCCCCAGGTGTCGTCGGTGGCGCAGTCGATGCGCAGCTTGCCGTCGTGCGCGCCGCCGCTTTGCGTCGAGGCAACGAAGTCGCCGGCTGCCGACGCCATCACGTCGACGTAGCCAAGCTCCTCCTCGTTGCCGATCTTCATGTTGTGCGCGATGACGTTCAGACCGCTGTAGGTCATCTCGTTCGTCACCGTCGTGTTCTGCGTCGATCCGCCGAAGAACAGGATGCTGCAGTCCTGGCAGTAGCAGTCGTGCATGTCCGTGAAGTCGACCATGTGGTCGCTCGCACCCTCGACCTGCAGACATGACCCCCACTTCTTCCACTGGACGTCGGCGCCGCTGATGGCGAACCACAGGCCGCCCGGTTCCGTCTTCTCGTCGAACCGGATGGACACCTCGCCAGGAGTCCAGTGCTGGCTTCCAGCGCGCAGCCCGTCGAGCCACAGCCACACCTCGCATGTGTACGGCTTGTAGCCAGACCAGATTTGCGGGTGCTTGTTCGGCGTCGCGATGTCGTAGCTGCTGCCGACCTTCGCCGCGCTAGAGCTTCCGCTGCCGATCAACCGGATGTAGCAACGGTTCCTGGATGCATCGACGCCGTAGGCGCCAAGGATCGGCGACTCCGTGCCGTCGTCCTTGGTGCGGATGACAACGTCGTCCTCGAACTCGATGGTGAACGGCCAGTGCCCGGACGTGTACCAGTCGCTGATCGACGGACCCGCCCACAGCAGTTCGCACGTCTTGACGATGACTCTGCCGCCACCGCCGTTCCGGTCGACGCTGGTTGCCATCACGGCATCGGTCGCCTTGGTGACGGTCTTGTAGGGGTTGCCGTTGCTACCGTCTCCCGTCGAGTCGTTGCCGTTGTCGTAGTCGCAGTACTTGACGGCTGTGTTCGGGCGACCTGGGGACGTCGCGTTGTAGACGACGATCGGACCGCCTGGCACGGTGAAGGTGCCTGCCGCCGTCGTCACGGTCGCTGTGATCGTGCAGGAACTCGTGAAGTCGACATCGAGCGTGAACCCGTACAGCAGCGCAGGCGCCATCGCCGACCCTGCGTTCGGGATCGGCGACGTGGCATCGGAGTAGTTCGGCGCGCGTAGTGTCGGCGTCTTTGTGCTCGTGGCGGTAGGAGCACCCTCGTCCTTCTGGATCGTGAACGACACCCGTTGGACCGATACGTCGCTTGGCGCAGCCCACGCCTCGACGTCGATCGAGACGGTCTGCCCAGTGCTGCGAATCAGCCCGGTGCGCGTCCTCCAGACGGCGACGACCATCGGACTACGAGTTGCCGGCCGTCAACGTGAAGGACGCAATCGTGATCGCCTGCGACGTCGAGGTGATGACGTTGCTCGGCGACAGCTCCATGTCGCCGCCACCACCGACCGTCGTCACGGTGCCCTGGATGTGTGTCGTCGGCGCCGTTGCGGTGACGATGCGGAAGTAGGTCACGGTGCCGGTGGCGTTGGCGCCCGTGTCCTGCCAGGTGCCGTTGAGCACCGACGTGCCTGTGGACCCGGCTGCCATCCAGGTCCCCGGCAGCGTCATCTCGGCGACCAGCGTGCCGCTCGCAGCCGATGCGAAGGCTGGCGGCGTGCCGGTGTAGAGCCTGAGCGTTACCGCTCCTTGTGCGCCGACGAGCGTGTTGATGTGGGCGTGGACGACAGCGGCCATCGCGTCGCGAACGGTACCGGAGAGTTGAAGTGCCATATTGCGTCAGGAGTAGAGGGCAAGGAGGTTGGTTGCGGTCGTACTGGTGCTGTTGATGCGCTTCACGCGGATCGGAAGGATGGTGCCGGCCGGGACGCCCACGAAGGTCGCGGTGGTGCCGTCGACCCAGACGGCGACGACGTTGCCGATGCCGCCGACGTAGATGCCGTCGGTCGGACCGTTGGTCAGGTTCGTGCTGTCGTGCGGGGTGACAGCCGCAGCCAGGTCGTAGACGTCTTCGAGAGGGGTGAGCGGTACAGCCATGTGAGCCTCAAGCCTGGTTGGTCGTGGGGTAGTTGTAGCCCTGCAGTCCACCCATCACGTCCGTGAGGGCACTGGGCTCGGATGTCTGCGCAGACGCGAGGTCCTTCTGCATCTTGGCCTGCTCGGCCATCATCGCGGACTGCTGCTGTGCGAGTTGCGCCTTGGCTCTCGCCTGCCGGATCTCGGCGACCTGCTCGTTGGACTTCACGAGGCGAGGCGGCACACCGATGCGGTCGGCGTACTCTTCCGCCCACTCGTCCTCGTCGAACTTGTCGAGCACGTCAGGCTTGAACTGCGCCACGACCTGCAGCGACCCGACGTAGCGGTCCATCGCCGAGGTGCCGATCATCTTCTGCGCCTGCGCGAGCACCGACACGAAGTTGATGACGAGGTCCTGCCCGATCAGGTCGTCGGGAGGCGGCGGCAAGCGTCCGGCAGCGTTGGCGTACTCGAAGGCACGCTCGATCAGTGGGCGAAGCAGTTCGTCGGTGGCGCGGGTGTAGACCGGTCCGAGCTGCACGAGCTGTTCCTCGTTGCGCTTGGCGATCTCGGCTGCCGTGCGCTGCGTCGTGTCCGACACGAGCGACATCATGCGGAACAGGTCCGCCGAGAACGCGCGCTGGATGCGAGCGCGGACGTCCTGGATGTCCTCCAGGAGCGGCTGCAGGTCGATGCCGGACTCGAACAGCGGCCGGATCGTGCCGTGCGGCGACATCGCGTCGTAGAAGGTGCGACCGCCTGGGTTGGCGTCGACCTCCTGTCCCTTGCAGGATGACGGGAGCGCAAGGGCTGGCTCGACCTTGTGGTGGATGCCGGTGCTCTTGGCCCACTGCTCGGACTGCAGTTGACGGATGGCTCCCAGTGCCTTGCGTCCTGGACCCGTGCCGTAGACGTTGCCGCCGCGGACGGTCCACCTTGGAGCGAGCACGGGGAAGTGCGTGAACCCGGACTCGCGCAGGACCTTCTCGTCTTCGACGCCGCGCTCGAAGTAGCACGACAGGAAGGGCATGTTGCGGTTGGTGCCCGACTGCGCGTCGCGCACCCGGCGAGGCTCGACGACGTGGCAGACCTCGATCCACTGGTCATAGTTGCCGCGGTCGTAGGCATCCTTCGTGCGCCGAACGACGTTCTCCAGCCCGAACTGTCGGACGACCTGATCGACGGTCATCCACAGCTTTCGCGTCATCACGTTGACGCGACCCTTGAAGTCTTGGGCGAGGCAGTAGGAGCCAATCGCGATGGGCGTGTGGTGCAGCACCGTCTCGCCGGTCTGGTCGGGCAGCAATAGGTCGCAGGCACCGCCGAAGGCTCCCATGTCCTCGTAGACGAGCGGCAGCACCTGGTAGGTGTTCGACTCGTTGAGGATGTCCTGGACGATCTGCGTGACGTCGTAGGTCCACTCCTTGACGTCCTGCCGCTTGTTGGCGTCGGAGTCCCGCAGCTTGATCTCGAACCACGGGCGGGCAGGCGACGTCATGCCGGACATGAGCCCGGCCGACAGCGTCGACAGCGACTCGCCTCCAGCGTCGTCGAGGATGTGCTGCTCCTTGCGCTCGCCGCGGTTCGTGTCCGAGAGCAGGAAGCGGTCGCTGCCCGGTAGCAGGTACTCGGCGATGTCGCGGTTGGTCGTGTCCCAGGAAGAGCGCTCCGTCTCCAGTGATGAGACGCGCTTCTCCAGGCGCTCGCGCTTCGTCTGGTAGCCGTTGTCTTCGGGGGTGATCTTCGCCACCTAGCCCCCGAGCAGAGACTTGCGCCCCAGCGTGAGCTTCTTCTGCTCGTCGATCTGCTGGCCTGTCAGGAGTGTCCCAGCCGGTCCCTTGGCGGGGTCGACGAGGTCGCCGCCGAGCAGCGTGCCTGCATCCTGCTGCCGACGCCGCGCGGCGCGGTTGGCGAGGTCGGACTTGCGCGCCTCTGCCTCGGCAAGGGTCTGAGCCTGCAGTTGCGCCGACTCTTGCTTGCCGCGGGCACGCTTGGCTTGCTTGTTCTGTGCCTCGCCGGCTGCGACGCCGTATGCTGTCCCGCCGACGGCCGCGGCAGCGCCAATAATCTCCGCGATGGCGGCCGCCCCCAACGTTCCCGATGCAGCCATGTCAGAAGTCCCTCGAGTAAACGACCTCGTGCACGCCGTAGCCGAGCTTCGGCAGGATGGCGGCGAGTGCGGTTCCTTCCTGGGCGTGCCAGAAGACGCGCTTTGTCCCTTCGGCAACCGCGATCCGTTCCGTCTCCCGGATCAGGCGGACACCGAGACGACCGCGACGGTGCGCCTCGTCGACGAACAGGACGTCGTTCTGGCAGAAGATCGTGGTGCTGTAGTGCAGCGCCGTCGTCACGATCGACACCGAGTAGCCGACGATGCGGTCTCCTTCCCAGGCCGCCAGGATGATCAGGCTGCCGTTCTGCTCCAGCGCCTGGTATCGCAGCCAGTCAGGTGACAGCGGCGTGTTCTGGCGGCGCGCAGCCACCTCCTCGTAGTGCGAGGCGAACAGCGTCTGCGCCAGTCCGTGCATCTCGGCAACGGTCGATGGCCGGACCTCGATGGCCGTTACGCGGTCGACGGTGGACACGGCGGCACGCTATGGGCGCGTCGGCGAGGGTATGTACACACCCTCCATGGAGCGAACCGCACGAACCGTGATGGCGTGGCGGTTCGCGCGGTTCCCGTGCCCGCTTTCGTGCCCGCTTTCGTGCCCGGTTCTGTGCCCGCTTTCGTCAGAAGCCGGCGAGCGGGTCGTATCGCTTCCGCTTCACCGGCACCCCGGTGTCGAACTTCGAGTTTTTGGCGCGGTTGCGGTCGCTGCGGTTGACGGGTGCCGCGAAGGTCAGCGCGAGAGCGTCGGCGATGTCCGGCGAGCTGCCGCCTTGCAGCCGCTTCTTGATCTCGTCCTTGGACTCGAGCACTCGCCGTCCCTGCGCGTCGAAGCGGTATGTCGGGGTTGCCAGCTCCTGTTTCAGTTCCTGGTCGTCGGCGATGGCACCGCCCTGCTGGATCCAGTCCGCCATGAGCGACCACATCTCGGTGCGCCGGTTGTTGAACTGGTCGGCCCGTAGCGCGGTTGCACCGAACGGCACCTCGTGGCACTGGAAGCCGAGCTGGCGCAGGCGGTCGATGACTCCAGCCCCGTGGCCGGCATCGACGAACACGGCGTCGGGGTCCCAGTCCTGCATGATGCCGGCGACCCGGCCGGCTAGCGTCATGTTGTCGACGCCCTTGAGCACCAGAGGCGGCAGCATCTGCAGCCCCTGCCGGCGCACGACAACGCTGCGGTCGTCCCCGAACCGGGCGGGGTCGACGCCGATGATCTTCGGCGACTCGGCGATGTCGCGCATCGCGTAGGACCGGCTGGCGGACAGGTGGGTGTCGGACAGGCTGATGAGTTGGTCGTCGCCCGAGGCTGTGAAGTCGCAGAGGTACTCGCGGGCGAAGCTGTTCTCGGGCATTCCTCCCGTGCGGAGTCGTTCGACCTCGGCCGGGTCGAGTGCATCCGTGTCGTGGACCGTCCAGAGCGCCGCGTGCCAGCCTGGCGTGCCCGCCTTGGCGCGATAGTAGAGCTGGCTGAACAGGTTGACGCCCCGTGGCGTGCCGATGAACAGCGCCCATCCCAGGCGGTCGGAGAGGGCTGGCTGCAGGATGTCCTCCCACACCTCAGGCTTGATCTGCGCGACCTCGTCGACCACCACGCCGTCGAGGCGGACGCCGCGGATGGCATCGGGGTTGTCGGCGCCGAAGAGCCGGATGCACGCCCCGTTGTGGGTGAAGGTGGCGGACAGGTCGGCTTCGTTGAGCGTGCAGCCGCCGCTGATGAGGATGGGACGCAGCTTCTGCTTCAAACGCGCCCAGGCGATGGACTTCGCCTGTTTCAGCATCGGGGCGACGTAGAAGAACAGGCCGAGTTCGCGCGTGCAGCGGAGCGCGTCGTCGATCAGCTCCATGATCGCCAGCTCGGTCTTGCCGGCTCGGCGATGCAACACCAGGACGCTGAAGCGGGCGCTGCGCTGGTGGCACTCGGCCTGCCAGGGGCGCGGGAAGTAGTCGAGGATGATGGACTGCTCGGTCACGGCATACCCGGGAAAACTTCCGTGTCACCGGCTTGCGGATTTTCCGTTTTACTGTCCCCGCGGCTCCCGTAGGGACGACTGTCGACAACGTGAGTGCTGCCGGTCACGAACGCGGTACGTACCATCACGGCTCCAGAGCTTCCGGCTTGGGAACGCCGGTCACAACCCGGATGCTGACGCCTCCCTGGTGCTCCACCTGGGCCTTGGCTCCGTAGCGGCGAGGATCCCAGCATGCCAGCAGCTTCAGGCGGGTCTCCACCTGCAGCTTGCGATGGCCGAGCATGTCCCCGGTGGTCGTCTTGATGCCGTCGTCGTCTTCGACGGTGGTGATTCCGGCGACTGGCGTATCCGCGATCGCCAACGCCTCTTCTGCGATCTGGTCGTATCCGGCATCCCGCGCCCGCGCGACCCGGCTAGCAAACGCCTCGTCCTTCAATCGCCAGTTGTCCACCGTTGCCCTGCACGGCATGCCCGGTTGCCTGCAGAACTCGCGCAGCGGCTTGCCCTCGGCGATCCACTCGACCACGGCGTCGGCGATGTCCTGCGGTACCGGCTCAGGCGGTCTACCGATCCTTGCGGGCTTGTCGGTCATGGTGTGGGTGGTTGCTTGCGCCATTCTGCCACGGCTTGGCGTCTGCGGCGATAGTAGACGATGCCGCGGACGGTGTGGGTGTTGACGCCGAGTCGGCGGGCGATTTCGGCGGTGGTGACGTGTTCGTACTCGTACAGGTCGCGGATGCGGACGACGACGGCGTCGGGGATGGTGGCGCGGGGGTGATGTTCCCCGAGGGGGATGCCGTTCTCGTTGTAGGGGACGAGTGCTGTCAACGTCCGTTCCTCTTGCGTGGTCGCACCCCTGCGGCAGATCGGTTGTAGCGGGCTCTCCGCTTGCTCGGTCGGCGTCCGCAACGCCTCCATCGCATGCGATCCATTCGGCACATGGTTGCAGCCGTGAATCGGTCGAGGGTGTCGTGCATGACGCGCACGTAGGTTGCGGTCGGTGGTCCTTTCGGGAGTCGATCCAACGCCATCTGCAGCAACTCCAAGATGTCCGATGTCGTCGGCGTCTCGGGTCCGCGTATCGCATGGGCTTCCGCCACCACGTCGCGCCAGTCTTTCAAGGGTTGCTCCGGTGCGCGTCTATTCCATCGAACGTGAACAGTTTGCGATACAGCCACCGAACCATCCTCCGCAGCTTGGACGGTTGGCCGAGCGGCTTGTGGTAGTCGTCTCCCCAGAAGAGAAGGCTTTTCTCCACCGGCTCCATCCGTCGAACCAAGTCGGCGATGGTCGGGTCACTCTTCTTGATCTCAGACATCATAGGTTGCCCCGGTGCGCCAGCCACATGGCGCGCTGCCACGGCTCCCACGCGAGCGTCCATTCCTCGCCCGGCAGCGGCGGGGTCTGTTCGTAGCGGTCCATGTAGT